CCGGGCGAGCTCTCCTGTGTCCAAATTGGACACGATATCGAGAGGCTTGAGCTCATCTGCCAGGCGTTCGAATTCTGCCTTCTGCTTTGCGTTAAGAAATTTTGGAGGCTCGATGTTGTCGGAAGGCGCGTGGATCTCCGTCGCGCGTCGTTCCGCTACTTCTTCCTTTGTCAGATGCTTTCGCCCCTTATAGAGCGTCAGATCAATAGGCTCTTTCTGTGTCGGCATCACGCTGCCTCCTTTCCGTTATCGGGCCGACTATGGCGCCGGCGCCAGGCTAAATTGCTGCTGTCCCTAGAGCTGCGGCCCCAACGCAGCTCCTCCCGCGGATTGCACTTTTCCGGTCATTTTTTCAATGTTCCGGGCCGTCGTAACTTTTCCTCCGCCGGCCGCGATCCTTCCCTGGCAAAGCTCTGAGAGGAGACCGCAGAGCCCTGCCGCCCTTAGCAGCATGTGCCCGTCTCTCCGGGCCGTCGTCAGTTCAAGAGTTATGACCTCTCTGGCCGTTCACCTTCAACCCAAACCTAACGGTGCCTAAATCCTTGGGTGTAGCGACTTTGCGCACGTCAGCCAATCGGCAATCTATGGCCATTGTCGGCCGAAAAATAACGTTTATTTTTGCGGTATTTTTGCCTCGCGCGTCAGGCGTGCCCGAATCAAACCAACGCGCCTGTTTGAATTAAACGCATAACGCGCCCGACGGATGAAAAAGAGAATTGCCATTTCCGGCCGTACTTTCGCCTCAGCCTTGCCCTCTCCTGCGTTTCCCCTCATTGGGGAGTTTTTGCTGTGCTGTGTAGCTGCTGCGGTGTTGACGCCGAAGATCCCGTAGAATCTTCGGTACCCCCCCGGGTCATTATCCTGACGCGTCGGCGCTTGTGGTGACAATCGCAAAGGCCTCGGTAGTTCGTCTGATCAAGCCGGCGTTCCCAGTTAGTTTCTATCGGTTCTTTGTGGTGAACGTCAGTAGCCAGCTGAATGTCTTCTTCGCGGCGCTCACCGCGCTTGAACTCCTCAACACAGTCTTCGCAGAGATAATCGATGCTTAGCAGGTACGCTAATCGTGAGATCTTCCACTCCTTACCGTGATAGAACTCATCCGCTCTCTTATCGCGATGCTTGGTATCGTAATAACGATTCGCCTCTCGCTTACGCTCGGGCTGCTTTGTGAGGCACTGATCGCACACCGCTGGACGGTTTGGTGTTGAGCGGCCGCATCGGCTGCACAATCGCAGTTGCAAGTCACTCACCTCCAGATAAAACAAAAAAGACCTAAGCATCCGACAACTCGGATTTGCTTAGGTCTCGATGGACTCAACAGCAGCGGCACTGGCCGTAAGGCTCGGGCTCGCTTCGATATTCACGATAAATTCAATCTTGCACTTGTGGCAATACTCGACGAGATCCCGTCCTGACGTGGTCGGTAGCAGTCGCCTTAGCTTTGCCTGGCATACAGGGCAGACGATAAATCCGTCCCTTACGTATACTTTAGCACTTTTTGTTTCAACTTGCAAGTCCTTTCACCGCCTTTCGTTGATTTCTCTAGCCTTTTTCAAAAGATATAGTATGCTCCAAGTCTGAAAAGAAAGCGTCCTTTTTCTTTTTTGACTTCGCGGGAGGCCTAGTCACCCGTTTTCGAACCTCCGGCAGCAGATACTTAATATAAGTGTAACTGCCGAATGAATTTATAGTCGGTGCCTCCGCTTCAAGTATGATCGCGCCGGGCGGAGCTACAAGCGTAAGATTGTCATCGACCCAGTCACTTTCTGCCTTTGGATGTATGAGGCCTTTTGAAGGAACCCACGTTCGAGCTCCGTTTGGCGACCCCGTTTCCCGCGCTTCCTTGGTAACATACCGCGCAAGCTCCTCATATCCGTAGGAATTTATCGGCTGAATGTCAATACCCGAACCATATACCCAAAGCGCACGAATCAATTCATAATCGGCGCCGGTACCGTTAATTACAACGTGATGATGGATTCGGCCGTCGGCATGCTTGTACTCGGTCACATAGATATATTTCAAGTCGTCGTCATGCTTCCGGCGCTCAGCCCGAAGCTGCGTCAAGAACTTTTTTATAATCTTCGAGGATTCCCTTGTCGACGGCGGATGATGCTCATCGTCATATGTTAGTGTCAGAAACAAATCCGAAAAGCTAAAGTTGGCCGCTAGCACGACTTCAAGCTTCTGCCACGAGTGCTTAAGATTTAAGCGCTGGCGCGCAGCGCTTGAGGCTTTGAGTTTTGCAGCCCGTTGCTGCCCCTCATCCCGAGGAAAGGCTGCCGTATAAACTACACCATAAACGAGTCTTCCAGCAGTTATTATTGTTCGTCTTTTTGTTTTCGCCAAATACTATCCCTCCATAAACGCAGGAACGCGGGGCACGCGGCCCCGCATCCCTTTTTCAATTTTCCGTGTGTCCTTTTTGGACACATTACCAGCCTTTTGTTGTTATAATCTCTAATTTCGTTTACACTCTTACCGAGGTGATTTTATGGAATACGACATCATCGAATACAAAGGTTTCCTCATATGCCGTAATGGTGATTTGTGGGATATTCTTAAGTCAGGTAATGTAATTGCATTCCGCTGGACTCAGGAAGAAGCTACCGCATTTATAGACGAGATACTCATTGATGCTTACAATAAGCGTCATCCCGATAATCCGCTGTGAGATTTGCTTCGCCTGATGGCATTTTCATAAAACATAACCAATGAGTTTTATTTCCGCTCTTGCGACAACGGTTTCCGAATAATGGATCTTGGCTGAATAACGGAAGAATCTCTGACAACGGAATTCGTATCTCACTCCATTTAAAAATGAGCGTTCCATTCGGTTTCAGTACCCGCATACATTCGTTGAATCCCTTTGACAACATTGTTTTCCAATCACCCTTAAGGCATCCATATTTAAGTGCCATAATCGAAGTGTCACCGGCATCCGGAAGGTGTGGCGGGTCAAAAACAACCAAATAAAAGCTTTCGCTATCAAATGGGAGTGCGGTAAAGTCACATACCGTATCAGGTGAAACTTCTATAAAGCGGTCAGGATAATACTCGTGATACGGGACGGTTCGGTTGTCGCAGAATTCAACATTTGGATTATTCTTGTCAAACCAAAACATTTTACTGCCGCAACACACGTCAACTATCGCCTTACTCATTCCTCGCATCTCCTCAATAAAACAATCTCGCCGGGGCGCGGCCTACCGACTTCCGCAGCGCGTCGCGCTCAGCTCGGAGCTCAGTCCGTTCGGCTTCAAGCTCTCCGATTCTCACAAGAAGCCGTTTGCTCTGTGTTTGGTCGAAATCGTTCAGCAGGCCTATTTTTTCCCGTAGCACGGCGTTTTCGCGCCGGAGCGCAGGATCTGCCAAAAAAGATAGCAGTTTCATCGTTAGCCCTCCCAGTTCCAAAGGCCCTGGGCACCCTTCGCTGGGATTGGCTCCGGGAGCATTACCACGTTTTGCAACTCCCACGCATAGCGCCCTGGTGTCCAGTCACCGAAAAGACGTTCATTGCCTTCAATCCATGTGAAGCCGTCCAGTCCTTGAAGATCCCTCTTGTGAATAAAAACATCTTTGTAATTTACCCCTCTGCCGTTTGAAGGCTGTATTTCCCAACACTCTACGAGTTCCGCAGTCGCTATAATTGCGCCGCGCGGCAGGCTGTCCATTTTATCCAGATATTCAAAGCCCTCTCCTTGGGCAACTTTCTCAGGAAAGATTGCTTGATACACATCTTTCATAAATGCGCATTTTGCCGAATAATCGGGATGATAGCTCCACGCTCCAAGCGGAAAGATATGTCTCAGCGTTGTGCTGGGCGTCACCGCCGCTGCGTGAATCGCTATCGGGCCGCGATATGACGTCGACCAACTGCGGGTTTCGTACTTTTTCGCGCCGCAGGCGATGAGCGAGGCCCACGGCTGCCACAATGTAATAGCTTTCATTCTGCAGGCCTCATTCCGACAGAAGGTTTATGTGAGGCGCCCTCTGGTTTCCGAGAAGGTCATATTCCGAAAGCACCGTTATTGACTTTATAGGAAGCCCATCAATACAAACATCTGCGCAGGGATGGTCCTGAAACAGCTTTGTAAGAGTTTCCATTAGGCCCTGCGGAGAAGCGGACGGACAGGCAGGTGACAAGTCCGGGATATTATCAAGGGGAGCAGCTGCTGCAGATTGCTTTGGAATGGCTTCTATTGGTTTTTTTGACACGCTATTTTTGCTCTGCCGCGCCGCAGGGACCTTACCGCTATGGCTTGGCAGACAGTGAGCGGCCCGCCAGCGCACAATAGTTGAGTAACTGACGCCAAGGGAAGCAGCTATATTCGAGTCGCCTTTGCCCTGGTTATAAAGGTCAAGCGCTTTTGTTTCATCTATTTCGATTCTTGCCGGCATTATTTTTATCTCCTTTTTAATAATTTCAATTGGATCACCGTTTCTGTCCCGGGCAGGCTGCCGTGGGTTAAAGTGACAAGCGCGACCGGACTTACACGGGAGAGGCCGTCCCATAAGGTTTTCATACTGGCAGCCGCTTTCGCCGAGAAAGTCGCATTTGCGGCACTCAGTTAATGTTTCCAGTTTTTCTTCAGCAGTGAGCGCTGCGCGCATATCATCACCCGTTTCGGTTAAGTATTACAATCTTCGCTTTTGGCGCTGGCGGCTCTCAATCAGAACTGTTGACGCATTGTCCGAGGCTCTGCGCAGACGTGCTGCGGTTTTGTCAGCTGCTGCGCGAGCGCGAGCTGCGGCGTAAGTATTGCAGCTTGACTCGCTTGTGTGGCATATCGGACTCCAATCGGGACAGTCTGTCGGACAGTCATATGGGCTATTGCTTCGGTTAAACGCCATTGGGAACCTCCGGGAATGGGATCCAACCTACTACATTTCCGTCGAATTTTTTTGAATCATATTGTACCGGGGCAAGCTCACCGGAGGAGTAAAGGATAATTATGTCTTGCCCTTCTGCCGGAGGGTCATAACCAATAGAACTCCACGTCAATTTTGCAACGCCCATCGCGGTATCATCAGCACGGCCCACAAGATAATCAATACTGCAGCCGTATGTATCGGCGAAGGCGAGAACAACATCGAAATCATTAGGCGAATCATCATCTCGACAATAATCATCGTCTTCGGGATCTGCCGGTGCTCCGTTTTCTTGTTCAATTAACTCCTTATCGTCGTCCAAGTACCACCAGCAATTATGGGCTCTGCATGCGCTGTTAATTTTAATAAAGGCGTCCTCTGCCGAAAGTCCTGACGCTTCACGCGCAGCTTTTGCCCGGGACCAAAATAAATTCACATAATTTTCAGCTTCAGTTTTCTGCTGTGTTATCCTAGCTTTGTCTTCGTGTTCACGTTCTTCTCGCTCAGCTTTTGTTTTTTCCATATCGGGTACGATAACCGGGCATACGTTTTTACACGACTGCTTACTACAGCAATTTGCGCAGCATCCGGAACACATGTTATAGAGGCTCTTGGATCTTGATACTTCCCACATTTTTTCGCCATGTGTGCAATACGTAGGCCCGCCAGTTTTTGGCTCGCGCACTTTTTCACATTTAAGCCTGGGTCCGAAGTAAATACTAAGTCTTTTTTCGTAATCTGGAATCTGATAGCCTATTAAACTGTCGGGACTTTTTACGGCTATAAGAAGCTTTGCTTGATAATCAGGATAGAGGCGTGCAATCTCATAAGCTGCAGACTCATTAAGGCTCCCTTTTTCGAATGCTTTCATGAAGCTAGGAATTAAACCTTTACGGATAACAGCAAGCCTTGCGAGCTTTGAGGTTGAGGCGTTGCATGCCGCTGCGACCTGATCGCGCATTCTTCCGGGGAAGGAGTAACCTTCCTCTTTCAATTGATACAAAAGAGCTTCTATCTTTTCGGCCTGTTTCATTTTTTCCGCCGAAGTTAGTTCGCGAGCGGTGCTGTTTGCAAGAATCAGCTGCAGCTCTGCCATTGCAGTGCTGGTATACGATTTTCGGATGCAAGGAATAAGTCTAAGCTCAGGATGAGGGTTTTCCGCGTCGTCAACAAGCATCTGAATTGCGGCACGGCGCCGGTGCCCGGACAGCAGCCTGACCTTCGCGGGGTCGTCCGGCGAGGTAATCACGACAAGAGGCTGCTGCAGACCGTCCATCAGAATTGAGTCTGCGAGAGGCTTAAGGTTCGATAGCTCATAGAAATTCGCTTCGTTGCTCTCGATGGCATCAATGTCGATGAGTTCAATCGTCGGCGCCTGCGTGTCCGAATTGGACACATCTTCCGGCGTCATATACTCTGAGATACTGAACGTCTTTTTCTTTTCCGCCATTACAGCACCTCCATGAGGTACTCGGAAACGAAGTCGCCGTAATCCCTAGCTGCCGCGCAATGCGGACTGTATGTATCGAGCGCCTGCCGGGCGAATGTGCTCTCGTCAACCTTATCACTGCGACGGATATGCGTTTCAAAAACCGGAAGCCCGGACTGACGTAACAACGCCTCGCCCTGGGTAACAGCCGCGCAATTATGCCACATGGTCACAAGCACGCCGGCCACCTTTATTTGCGGACGAATTTGACGGACGCCGTCGATTTGTTTGAGCAGCTCGCGCATACCGTCAATGGCAAAAGCATCAATTTTGATTGGGATTAAAACCTCATCGCTCGCCGCGATCGCCGCGATGCTGGCAGCCGTGAAGCTGGGCGGACAGTCGATCAGAACGTATTCATACGGCAATCCGCCGTTTTCCTCTTCAAACTCGTTGTCACATACTATTACGCTCAGAAAATCTGACAGCCTTTTTATACTCCCGTCATTAGTTGTAACACTGGCGATATCAGCCTCAATCAGGTTGATATCGGCTGGAACGCAGGAAATGTTGTTGTTGTTCGTCCCATAGACAGCGTCAGGGTAATAGTCCATTGTTCCAGAGAGTATGCTCGCCAAAGAGTTGCACCCTTTCCCCGCAAGCCCATAGAACCTCGTTGTATTAGCCTGAGGATCCGCATCAATGACGAGGACCTTCTTATTATATCGATTGGCAAGGATTGCCGCCATATTAACGGTCGTGACGGTTTTGCCGACGCCGCCCTTCAGGTTTACGATTGATATTGTTTTCATTGCTCTCTCCTCTTCTGTACGTGAAATGATAGTTTTCGCGAATCTTACCACCAGGGAGATCAAATTCTAGGGTGTAGTATCTGCGCTCGGGATGTATGTAGCTGCAGATACCGCAAACAGTTTCCGGTTTCCCCTTGGGGCCACTCCCTGTCATGGTTATGGACGGTACTTTGTCGCCTACTTTCATTTCTTTTTACCTCTGAACATTTCGTCTCTCGAGACAAAGCGCTTGGGGCGACTCTCGTCTTTTTCGCCTTCTTCTACTGCTTCCATATGAAATTGCTCGGGCGGATCATCTTCATCGTCAGTTTCTTCGAATACAGTGTCATTCATGCCGAAGGTCTGGAACTGCCCTTCAAATTCAAGCGTAAACGAGCCAAGCTGCCATGCTTT